CTTCTAAATCAAGTTGGGCTGCAGTTTCAGGAAACAGCAAAAATTCTATTGTTTATCAAGAGAATGATATTAGTGCAGGTGCTGGTCATACAGTTGTATTTGATTATGATGGTAACTTAAGCCAAAGAGCTATTAAAGGTAAAACTACAGCTCAAGGTAAAGGTGAGCAAAAGAAAAAATTTAGTGATAAATTAACAGTTACTGACTATAGATTAGTTGTTGATAATGGTGATAAATTTGATGGTGTAAATATTGGAGATTTAAGTATTAACTCTCATAGTCACTCTAGAAGTGGACTTGCAGATTTATATACAAGATTCAAAGATCAAGCATTATTTGATGCTGCTCAAGGTAACCTTGGACAAGCTGCAACTCATATTATAGATTCTACTACTTTTGATATTGGTGTTTTAACTGATATTGAGACTACACTTAGAACAGGTGTTGGATTTAATACAGGTGGAACAAGAAGACCACCAGAACCTTTTATGATGGCTAATGGTGAACCTATTTGGATTTTAAAAGTTGATGCATTTTTAGCAGGAAAGTTAAAAAATTCTACTGGTTACCAATCATTAGTTTATAATGGTGATGTTAGAGGTAATAACAATAGAGCATTTACTGGTATTATTGGTAAAATTGGTAGATTACTTATTCAAGAAGAAGCTTCATTTATGGGTGAAACTGATGCAGGTGCATCATGGGGATTAGATTCTTCAGATATTGAATTATCAGGTATGAGACAATATGATGTTACTAATAATGCATGGACTGGTCAAGAAGGTTTTGATTATGCTAGTACATTAAAATCAAGAGCTCTTATCTTAGGTGCTGGTGGATTAATGTTAGCTAATGGTAAATCACCAGATTATAAATATGAAGAAACAGATTTTGGTAAAAAATCAGAATCAGCAGTTGAGTTTTGGATGGATGTTGCAAAATGTAACTTAAAAGCAGAAAACTCAGATTATAAACAAGCTAAAGTTGCTGATATCGATTATGGTGTTATTGCTTTAGATATTGAAATTTAAGGATAGAAGATGGCAGCTAAAGATTTAAAAAGAGTTGGAATTAATAATCAAAAAAGAGGAGTGACTTTAATGGTTGCTACTCTAGCTGCTGCTGACTTAGCAGCAGATGGTTCAATTGTTGGTGAATTACCTGGTAAATCACTTATTACTTCAGTTAGAGTTATTGAGAATGAAGCAGTTACTACTTCAGGTACAATTGATATTTTAGTTGGTTCTACTACAGCTTATGATGAGCTTGCAGCAGATGCTACAGCTGAAGTAAGTGGAGGTGTTTATGTAAATTTAGTACCTTCAGATGTTACAATTAAAGTTGGTGCAAGTGCAATTGCAGCTGGTAATATTACAGTATTAATTGAGTATGTTGAGTACGAAAAAACTACTGGTGAATATACAAACTAATTGTTTAATAAAAAAGTCATAAGAATAATCTTATGACTTTTTGTTTAAGTAATTAAAAGGATAAAAGATGGCTAGACATAGTAAAATAAGTGAAATATTCACAGATGCTAGATATAAGTTAGCTGACCCAGATGGTAAAAGTTGGTCTAATGCAAGACTTTTAAGTTTATTAAATAATGGTATTAGAAATATTGTATATAATACAGAATTATTAAAAGCTGAGACTTATGTACTATTAGTTGAAGGTCAACAAAAATATGATATATCTGATTTAGCTATTAAAATTACTAGGGTTGATTTTGAAAGTAAAAGTATAACTTTTAAAACTCATGCTGATTTAGATAATCTTAATATAGATTGGGATTTAGACACATCTAGTAAGATTAAACATATTATATATGATAAATCAGATAGAGGAGTATTTAAAGTATATCCAAGACCAGAAAAATTAGTAACAAATGTAATAAGTTCACCTTATGGTATTATTACAGCTATTGATACAGTATATGATATAACATATTATGGAGAGACTTTACAAGACTTACCAAATGATATAGTTAATAATGGTACTATGAAAATATATTATGTTAAGAATCCAGATAAATATACAATAGATGATTTAGAAAATGAGATAATTCTAGATGATATTTGGGATGATATATTAGTTCATTGGATTGTTGGTACTGCATTAAAAGACGATAGGGATGAGCAAAACCGAGTTATAGGAGCAGATAACTTAAAAGAGTATACCGAAAAACTTAGTACGGCCAAAGCTGGTGCAGTATCAGAGTTCACTGCATCTAAAGGTAGAACAACTTATAATGGAGGATTTCAATAATGATAGAAATAGAAAAAAACCTCATAGGTAAAGAAGATATACTTTTTGGAGTAGGTACTGTTACACAACAAAGAGGTGGTAAATCAGTAAGTATAACAAAAATTAATACTGCTGAAATGCCTTATGATGAAACCCTAACTTTAGCAGAGAAGCTACAAGAAGTAGTAGAGGGTAATATTATTGACGATAGTGATATAGCTCTAGATAAAACATATAGTAGTGCTAAAATACAACAAATTGATGATGACCAACAAATTCAAATAGATGCTAATCAACAAAATATTGCCAATTTAGCAACAGCACAAGCAGAATTTGGAAGTTCTACACCATTAGTATTAACTACATCTGAACAAACTTTAGATTGGGATACTTTAGTACCTTCTACTGATACAGATGTTATGACATTAGATGATGTTACAAATAATCAATTATTAAAATTAAATGCTAGTTTTAACTATAAAACTGATATGGAATTTGCTATAGGTACAAATCAAGCTAGATTAATTACAGTTAGAGGTAGAAAACTCTCTGATGATAGTTTAATTTATGAGCGAAGTGTTACAGTTGATAGTAATAATGGATCAACAGAAACAATACATACTAATAAGTTATTAACAGTTGGTAAGAATGGTATACCATCACAACCTTTGGATATTTACTTTACTATTCAGTGTAATGGGACTGGTATTACATTGAATAATTGGTCTTCAAATTTAGCTAGTAGTGCAAGTTATGACTTAACAACAACTAGTAAATTTACAGAATTACTAGATACACCAAATAGTTACCAAGGTCAAGCTGGTAAATATCCTAGAGTTAATAATACTGAAGATGGGTTAGATTTTGGTAGTTCTTTAAGTACAATAGCTTGTAGTATATGTACAGGTACGGTTGCTATAGACAATATAATACCTACTAAAGGTAGTTTAACATATTTATATATAGGTACTGGTGTAAGTAATCCATTGGACTTAGGTGTAGGTTTTATTGACTTTACAGTAGCATTTAATGGTAGTGGTTATTGGTTAGATAGAAGTGGTGGGTATGGTAATGAAGTATTTAGAAATGATGCTGGTATTGCTCAAGATTTAACAACACCTATTGTATTAGCTCTACCAGTAAATAAATATGCTGGTAAGTTTGATATCAAGAACAGAGATGCAACTGATAGTCATCAAAATACAGACTCATTAATAGGTATAGATAGTTACCTACATACTAATACAAATGGAGCAGAAGAAACTAATGTTAATAGAATTACAGATGTTTCTACTACTGGTATTACTATAGGAACTGATGTAACTGTCAATACATTAAATGAAAAATATGTTCTTCATATAGAAGTATACACACACATCATAGCATCTCTAGTTAATGGTAATCTACAAGTAGTAGCATGGAATCCAATAACTAAAATGGGTATGGCTTATAGATTAGGTAGCGATAGTATAGTTAATGCAGATAGACCTTTTAAAGTTGATTATCAAGAAACTAAGAGGTTAGATAGTACAACTATAGGACCAATATATTATGGTGATAATTCTAAATATCTTCAATTACATAGTGTTTATAGTACTTACGGAGCTTTAGATATTGTTGATTTTTGGGATAGCACATCTCCTACAAGTACTGCATTTACATTTATAGGTGGAAACACTATTGTAAACCAATTAGGTGGTGTATATGTAGATTACTTCTTTGGTAATAGTGAATATAAGAAGCTCACAGATAATGGTTCAAAAATCACAATAGAAGAGTTTGATATAAATAGAAACACATCATTATTAACTGATAAGAATTACTCTACGACTGGTGATTGGAATAGAATAGATTATCAAAGAGGGAACACTAAGGTTATAGAGTTAAATACTGTTGATATAGAAAAAACAATCACTGCAGATAATAGAGTTAATGGAACAGAGGATATCATATTCCCATTCGTTACAGATGATAATAACTTATTAGTTACAGATGGAGGGTATATCTACACAGATGGTAAGAACTTAGATGGTTCATTTAATAAGACAAGTGAAGCGGTATCAGGTGTACAATCATTTGATTTAACTGGTGTAAGTGATGGTAAGAAGTATCTAGCTAGAGAATATGGGACTGGAGCATTGAAAGCTTATGATGGCTATTCAGTAGGATTATATGATAAAGAGAGTGCTGATGATAATAGACTAGTGTTTGATGTTGAGAGTGGTAAGCATTATGAGACTGTTGGGGGAGAGTTAGTTGTTAATGGTACTTTTGATACAGATGTAAGTGGGTGGAGTACTAATAACAGTTCAATTACTCAAGCTAGTGGTGGGCTACAAGTTACAGCTACAACGGTAAATGGTTATGCAGTTCAGGGCATCGCAACTATTATTGGAGAAACATATTGTTATATAGCGAGATTAAAAGGCACAACTAGCGGGCAATGTCAACTATTTATAGGTACGGAAGGTGGTGATTATTCAAATGTTCTAGAGTTTACAGCTACAAATACAGCTGAAACTAAAGATGTTTCAGGAGTCTTTACCGCTACTACAACTACTACTTTTATATCGTTAGTAACTACTGCAGTGGGATACACTACAAATTTCGATAACGTATCAGTATTCAAAAAAGAAGCAACACTTGATACACCACTAGCTACACCAGTATCATTCATATCAAGATACCCATATATGGTAGTGTCTGAAACACCTCAATACGAGATGGTAAATGAGAAAGCTATTCCAGTCAATATGATGGATAATTTGACAGCTAGTGGTGATATAGAAACTAAAGGTAAGTTTGTAGGTAAAAATGCTTGTACAGCATGGGTTAGCTTTGATGGTACAACAACACCACCTACTATTAGAAGTAGTTTTAATGTTATTGATGTTGTAAGAATAGCTACTGGTAGGTTTGAGATATACTTTACAGAAGATATGAGTACTAATAAATATGTTGGAGCGTATGCAGCGATAAATAATAATACTAATACTGGAGACCATTTATATCAGTGTGTATTGAATTATAAAACACCACAAAAAGTAGCAGTAAATACAGGGTTCTCACACACTTCAGGGTTGCTAAACCTAAAGGAAGTAGAAGTAATTATATTTGGAGGTAAAAACTAATGTATGGGAAATTAAACATAGATGGGACACTGAGTTCAGCTAATAAACAGCATGAGGGGTTCGTTTCTCTTGAGTTGTTTGATAGGAAAACAGAAGAAACAAAAATATTTAAAAATACTGATGTTGGTGGTATATTTTGGTATGCTACTTATTATAAAGAAGTAGATGGTAAGTATATAGTTGATACAGTTAAAGAAGCTAAAATGGAAACTGATGAGCTAGAGAAAGAGGTTAAAATAAATAAAGACCTTGCTCTTGGTTCATTAGTTGTAGATGTGAACACAGTACCATTTGATGCTAATAATCAAAGTATTAATTATATGAGTTCTGTATTAGCTGTAGCGAATTTCAAATATAACCAAGCGGTTAGTGCTGGTGCAGACATCACAGCCACATATACAACTATATACAAGACTATTATAAAGTGGAAGAATGCAAACAATACAGTTAGTGATGTACAATTAGAAACAGTAGCTGAGGCGCTAGAAGCTAGTATGAGTGCTGTTGGCTCTATTAAGACAGGAGTATAAGATGGTTGAATTTTATATACCTAGTAAAGAAGTAGAGGATAGACTTTTAAATAAGTCTATCCCTAAGAATGGTTGTGGCTCTGGTTGGAGTACTTATCTAGTCCCAGATAGTTTTATTTTATTTGATTTTACTATACCTTGTGCTATACATGATGAAATGTATACCTTAGGTAAAACATTAGAAGATAAAGATATAGCAGATAGAGTATTCTTAAATAATATGTTAAGAGAAGCTGATAGTAAGAATTGTTTTATAAAACCAATTGCTAGGGCAATAGCTTATCAATATTATGATAAAGTAGTTAAGTATGGTGGAGCAGCTTATTGGGATGGTAAGAATAGTTTAAAACAAATGAAATCAGTAGTTATATCTGCTGGAAGGTTGGTAATATGAAAAAGTTAATATTAATATGTTGTATATTTGCATTAGTTGGTTGTTCATCAACGCAAGATAAAATAGATGTTTATAAAGAAAAAAGAGATGCAATAGCACAAAAAACCTTGCATACAGTTAGCAAAGTTAACTGTATTAAACACTGTAATGAGACTTTTGAGCTAGGAGCAGATAGAGCTGAATGTAAAGCTTTATGTGTTATTGACTAATGGATAACTGGTTAGCTATTACTTGTTCTATATTTACATTAGTTACTGGTATAGGTACATATGTAGCATCTATTGTAACAGTTAGAAACAAAACTGAACAAAATAATAAAGACATAAGTGATCTAAAAGCACAACATATTAAAGATATTGATGAAGTTAGAAAATCATCAATTAGGCATCATGAAGCAGATGAATTACTACACTCTAAGTTATTTGAAAAACTAGATGGTATTAATGAAACAATTACTGAACATAAAACAAGACTAGGAAATGCACCATCAATGGAACAAGTAAGAGCTGAGTTTGTAAGTAAAGAGATGTTCAAGCAAATGGAAAAGCATATAGATGAAAAATTTGATAAAGTTGAAAATGGTATTGATAAAATATTAAGTAAATTAGAAAAGGTATAGTATGACAACAAATTTTAAACAAAAAGAGTTTGCTTGTAAATGTGGTTGTGGGTTAGATAGTATCTCTCCCACAGTTACATTAATATGGCAGATGGTTAGAAGTAAATTTAACACTTCAGTTAATATAACTAGTGGTTGTAGATGTGTTAGACATAATAAAAAAGTTGGTGGTGTAAAAAATTCTACACATTTAAGATTAGCAGAGGATGGATTAACACATGCTGCTGATGGTCAAATTGATGTACCTTTACAAGAAGTTTATGATTATATAGATAATATATTTCCAACTAGTTTAGGTATTGGTATTTATAATACATTTATACATATTGATGATAGAATGGATAGAGCCTATAGATGGGATAAAAGAACAGGAGCATAAAATGCAATTAGCACAATTTAGTGGTGGTAAGTCAAATAGACTTGCTCCACAATTTATACAACCAACTGAGGGTGTTATTTTTAAGAATATAGAAACAACTAGAGGTATACTTGAACCAATTAAGAGTCCATTAGATTTATCTATTAGTATTAATAAATATTTCTATAAATTTAAAGATACTTTTATAAGTTCTAACAGTAAAAGGTATTATTTAGAATATCAAGAAAAATTATATTACACCGAAGAAAATACATATCCTAAAAAATTTGATGGTACAACTGAAAATAGATTAGGTATAGTTGGACCAACAAATATACCAGTAACTGTTACTGATGGAGTAGGACCCCATATAGGTACATATCAATATTGTTATACTTATTATAATGAGGTAGACGGTACAGAATCTAAACCTAGTACTTATTCTGATGAGATAGAAGCTACAAATGAGGCTTTAAGAACACAAATTATATTATCTGATGACCCTCAGGTTACTCATATAAGATTATATAGAATTGGTGGTGATATAACTACTATGACTTTAGTTATTCAGTTAGATAATGTTAGTGTGTTCTATACTGACAGTATAGCTGATTTAGATATTGATGGCTCAGTATTAGATACTTATAATAGTTATGAAGCACCAGATAATTTAAAATATTTAGTTGAAGCTTATGCAAGTTTCTTTGGTGCTGTTGGTGATAAGTTATGGTTTAGTGCAGCGGGTTTTCCTAATGCTTGGAGTCCTTTACAAACTATAGATTTCGATGCTGATATTACAGGTATAGGTGTATTACCAGAGGGTATACTTGTATTTACTAAATATAAAACTTATATTATTACAGGTACAGATAGTAGTACATTTGTTAAATATTTGTTAAGTTCTGACCAAGGTTGTATAGCTCATAGTTCTATAAATTTTATACAGAATATTTTAGTTTGGGCTTCACAAGATGGTATATGTTCATCTAATGGTACAGCTATACAAGTAATATCACAAGATAAACTTGGTAATTTAGATTTAGTTATTGAAAGTTCATTAGTATTTGAAGATGTTTATTATCTTAGTACACCTACAACTTTATTATGTTTAGATATGCGATATAATCCTATCTTTAAAGAGTTTGAAGTACAAGGTGATTATATAGCTTCATTTGATGATACTTTATATATTCATAATAATGGGGCTTTATTTGAGCTATTAAAAGGTACTACTGATTTAACTTTTACTTATAAAACTGGATTACTTACTGATGGTGGATTAACATTTAATAAAAACTATAGTACTATAAAAGCTAGAGTTATTGGTGAACTGATAGTTAAAGTTTATATTGATGAGATATTAGTAGATACTACAATTATTAATGAAGAAGAAATAAATACTGTAGATATTAGTTTGGGTAGAGTATCACAAGCAGGATTTTCACTAGAGTTTGAAGTATCTGGTACTGGTAAACTATTTGAAATATCTTATAAGGTTGCTTAGATGATTAATAATAGTATTATAAAAGTACCAAATAATCTTAATGATGAAATAAGTCTACGAAGGTTTTTAAAAACTTTAGTTACTCAAGTAGATACTTTATCAGGTTATAGAGGTGAAGTAGAAACAATAAGTAATAATAAAATAATAGAAGTTATACCTTCTACTACTTATGTGCAGACTGAAGCAGAACAAATAGTAGCTAATCAAATATTAATTAATAATAAGCTTAATGAGTTATTAGGTTTATTACGAAATAGGGTTTAATATTAATTTAATATTAAATTAGATATAATATAATATGAATATAGAAAAAGCAAACATTGAAGATTATCAGATTATTGTTAAGATGTTTTATAACTTCACTAAAGAAGTATATAAAACAATGACACTAGGTCCTAAGGCAACATTTCATAAACTAGTGTTAGGTTGGTATGCTAAAGGTATAGATATTCATGTAGTAAAGCAAAATAATAAGATTATTGGTTTTACTATGTGTTATGTTGATACTTTTGCTGGTATACTTAATCCAGTATATAGATGTGAAGTAACATATGTAAAGCCTAAGTTTAGAAAAACAAGAGCTTGTTATATATTAATGACTGAAGTAATTAAACGAGCAGAGTCTGTTGGTTTAAAAGTACATTCTAAAGCCTCAACATATAATAATACTGAAAATTTACATAAACGATTAGGTGCAAAACAAATTTTTATAGAAACGGAGAGATAAAAATGAATTTAATTGACGAATTAAATACGTTACCAAAACGAGAACTAAAGTTTAATAGAGAGTTAAACTTTTCTAGATTTAATAAAGGCTTGATGGGTGGTATTACTGATGGTTTAGGACTTACTGATTATTCAGGACAAGAGCGAAGAGAAAGTGCAGCTCAAAAATCTGCTGATGCTGCTAGAAACGCTAGTTTAGCTATATCTAAAGAAAGTATAGCTTTTCAAAGAGAGCAATATAATGAATGGCAAAGTATATATGGACCTATACAAGAGCAATTAGCTGCTTACTATAGTGATATAGATACTGCTAATAAGCAAGTAGTAGCACAGTTACAAGATGAAGCATCTAGTACTCAAGCACAAGAGACAGCGCTACAAGCAGAATTTGCACAACGTGGTATTTCTGGTAGTGGTATTGAAGCTGCAGCAATGACTAATATGGCTACTTCTTCTGCTCAAAATAGAGCTGGTATAAGATCATCTGCTGAAGAAATAAAAGCTCAAAATCAAATGAATTTCTTAGGTTTAGGTTTAGGACAAGGTACACAAATGTTAAGTGTTAATCAAGCTGCAAGCTCAGCAGGTGCAAACACACAAATGTCAGGTGCTAATAGTTTAAATAGTGTACAAACAGCATATGGTAATATGCAAAATCAAGCTAGAATGAATACTATGAGTACTTTAGGTGGTGTGGGTAGTTCAGCTATAGCAGCTAGTGATAGAAGATTAAAGAAAAATATTAAACTAATAGGTAATATTAGTGGTATTAATTTCTATGTTTGGACTTGGAATAAGAAAGCTAATAAGTTAGGATTATATGGTTATGATTATGGTGTTATTGCACAAGAAGTTAAAAAGAAATATAGAGTTAGATTTAAAGGTACCAAATATATTGGTGTAAACTATAGTAAACTATTGGGAGATTTATAATGGTTGTAAGAGAAAAAGGAATATTTCAAAATAATGCTGAATATGCTGCTCAGGTACGAGAGGATGAAAGTAATAAAGCATTACAAAATGCTGGATATATTATTGACCCAGAAACTGGTGGTATTAAGTTACAAGAGGGTGGTGGATTTGAAGTACAACAAGGTACTCAAGCTGACCTTCAACAACAACAAACTCAAAATTTAATTCAGCAACAACAAGCTCAATTACACTTAATTAAGAACCAAACAATGGGTAATACAATACAAAATATGACTCAAAATTTTGTTGAGACTGGTGATGCTAATGTGCTACAAGATGGTATTCTAGAGAATCCTCATTTTGCTGAACGGTTACAAGCTAAAGGTATATATAGTGTATCACCAGTAAACTGGAGCGACCCAAAAGATTTATCATTACTTGAAGATGAAATTGGAAGTACTGCTTTTAATACTTTAGTAAAAGATTTTAAAGATGAGAATGGTAATATTATTATACCAGAAGATTTAAAACGTGAACTAAATAGTGGTATGTTCTTAATGAAAGATGCTCAAGGTAAACCAACTATTGGTGATATTAATGACTTAGATGCTATGTTAAATAAGAACACTCGTAAAGGTAAACTATTAAGTCAAAACTTACAAAGTATTAATGAAACATTAAATAGTGCTATAACTAAAAGATTAACACCAACAGCTGATATGCAAAATGCTCAATATTTAGCTGGGTTAAAAACTGCATTAACTGGTTTAAATCCAGATAGTGAAGAGTATAGCACAGTTAGTACTTTAATTAAAAGTATGGAATCAACTATGATGACAAGCAAAGAGAAAGATATTAGAACAGGTACAAAAGTTGCTGAACAAGCTAATCCTTTTACTTATGCTTTAGATACTGGTAATTATGATTCTATTAGTAATGATGATTTATTAAAACAAATTAATGTAGAGCAAGGAGTAGATAAAAGTTTATTTACATCTCCAACAGGTGATTGGGCTAAACAAGGTCAAATATTAAGTACATTAAAAGATGGTATTGAATTAAATAATAAATATATACAAACATTAAGTCCAACAGAATGGAAGCGAACTTATGATGATACAGGCAAATATTTAAACTTAGTTGCTAAATATACTAAAACTGATGCTGAAGGTAATGCATCTATAGACCCAAAAGATATGAAAGCTTTATTAAGAGAAACTTCTGTTAATACTAGAATGGGTAAATACTTTGCAGCTTATCTTAAGGATACTTCAGGTACAGCAGTAGCTGATGCTGAATTTGCAAGATTAATGAAAGTTGTTACTGGTGGTGAAGGTGCTAACTTAGAAGTATTTAAGAAAGCATTTAGTGAATTTGTTTCAGCAACTAAAGATTCATTAATTAATTCAGTTAAATCTACTGCTATTGGTAAAGAAGCTAATACAGTTAAAAGACTTAGAGATATTGGGTCATTAAAAATAGATTATAATGAGCCAATAAGTATTAAGAAAAGTGAAAAATCTTTAAATAACTTTCCAAAGTTTAAAGAAGATGAACCTGGAATAATTGATAGAGCAACAAAATGGACTAAAGATACATTTAATAGTTTATGGAATTAGGAGTAAGTAAATGAAAATAGATATAGAAACATTAAAAGATACATTTAAAATAGGTTATGAAACTTTTGTAGATTCTAGAATGGAGGCTTTGGAAATTTTAAATTTGTATCATAATAGACAATATACATCAGACCAATTAGTTACCCTAGAGAATCGTGGACAACCACCAGAAACATTTAATATTATTAAATTATATAGTAGAATGCTAACTGGTTATTACTCTACTATTATTAATACTATTAATATACAACCAGTACAACAAAGCGATATTACTAAAGCCACTTTAGTAAATGATACTATTGATTATATTTTTAGAGATAATGGTATGACTGCTGAGGGTGATAAGATTAAACTTGATGGTATGCTTAGTGGACTTATGGTTGCTTATATTGATGCTCAAGAGCAAGAAGAAACAGATGAGTTTGGTAGACACTTATATAAAGTTAAAATTAATCATGTTCCATCAGAAGAGATAGTACTAGACCCAATGAGTACTGAAGATGATTATAGTGATGCTAGGTTCTTACATAGATTTAAGTGGGTATCACAAGATGAAGCTGTTAGATTATATGGACAAAAGAAAGTTGATAAACTAGATAGTTATAGTAATCACTTAGATATCCAAGAAGCTGAATTTGCAACTATTTATAATAATGAATTTAGTGGCTATTATAAAGTGTTTGATAATTATTTAATAGTACAAACAGCTATTAAAGATGATGATGGTAAAACTTGGATGATTCATTGGAGTGGTGATGAGATATTATTTAAGAAAGAACTTACTTATAAAGAAGTTAAGTTTCCTTATAGAGTAGAGAAATTACATACTTCAAATAAAGCAGAATATTATGGAATCTTTAGGGAGATTCTGAATACACAACATTCTATTAATCAAGCTTTAATTAAGATACAACTAATGGTTAATACAGAGAAAGTATTATATGAATCAAATTCAGTAGATAATGTTGAAGAGTTTACAGAGCAAATTAATAGAGTAAATAGTGTGATTAAAGTTAATTACTTATCTGGTATTAAATTTGAGAATTTAACTAAAGATATTATTGACCAATATACTATTATTGATAAAGCTTTAGATAGAGTACAACGAGTGTTAGGTATCAACGATAGTTTCTTAGGTATGGCTTATGCATCAGATAGTGGTAGAAAAGTACAGCTACAACAAAATCAGGCAGCTATGTCATTAAGATATGTATCTAGTAGATTTGAAAACTTTTATAAACTTTTAGGTTGGGATATTGCAAACTTAGTTAAACAATATTATACAGCACATCAAGTTATTAGAGTATCAGATGAATATGCTGGTAATAGATGGTTAGAGTTAAATCAACCACAACAAATTTGGGATGGTTATACTTATGGACCAGATGGTATGCCTCAATTATATACACCAATGGAAGAAGTATTAGACCCAGCAAATGGTGAAGTTAAGACTGATGAGGATGGTGCTATTCTTATGGCTCCAGCAACAAGCCCAGCTACTAATATAGCTTTTAGTAATATTGATATTGAGATTACAGCTAGTTCATACAATGATGATGATGAACAAGCACAAGCTCTGATTGATAATACTTTAAATGGTACAGTTGGTGGATTATTATCACAAGTGAATCCTGCGGGGTTCTTTAAGATGGCTGGACTAAGTATTAGAAATACTAAAGTTAAAGGTAGTGAAGAGATGTTTGCAATTTTGAATAATACTTCAATGATGTTAAACCCTCAACAACAACAAGCAATGCAACAAGGGCAATTACAAGGTCAGGTTGGTGGTCAGTCTGGCAACCCATCTAATGCAACACCAAGATTACAAGGATAATAAATGTTTAATGAAGAAATAGTTAAAATGTCAGAGAGTATGTCTAAAGAAGATACTCTTATGTCAATATATGAACAAGGTGATGAAACTGCAAATGCTTATATACATGAACAAGCTGCAGCAGGTAAAACAAAAGCCGAAACACTTGAAGGTTTATTTATGTTAGGTAATGAACAACCTACTCAACAAGAGCAACCTATTCAACAAGAGCAACCTATAGTTCAAAGAGAATCTTTACAACCATCAACTCTACAGTCAACAGGTAGTGAATCTGGTGGGATGCTAGGAATGAACTTAAGTAGTGTTCGTAATCAAGACTTACCAGAAAGTTATTATATACAAAAAGATTTAGAAGAGCAATCAAAAGCTTTAGCTGAGAAAGCACAAAAAGAAGCTAATGAACTAGGTTTTTCAGAACCTTATATAGACCCATTAACTGGTAATGAAGTTGGTAGTGTACAACCTGAGGGAGCTATGCCAGATTTACCTATTGCTTTTGGTAAATTAGCAACATTTGGTATTGCATCAGCAGCTGGTTATGGTGGTTATAAGATGGCTACTGGTCTTGCATTTAAAGAAGCTAAAGCTTTAACTCAATATGCTAAAAAAGATCCAAAGTTTGCAGAAGATATGTTAGATGCAGTTAAGTTTGCTAAGGAGAATAATATACCAATACCTAAAGCAGTATGGCAAGATGATAAAATAGTTAAAACAGGTAATAGTTTTTTAGATGTTAAATTAACTAATATTAGAGAGAATTATAAAGATTTAGAATATGATACTATGAGTAAAGCACTATCTAATATTGCTGAAGGTCCTGTAACATCTACTGAGATTAGTAAAATGTTCCAACATGATATGAGTAAAAAATATGATGAATTTGCTCAAATTAGTAAGCAAAAATGGGATGCTTATAATGAACAAGCTGAAAATATTGGATTAAGTAAAAATGCTCAAAAACAGTTTATGCAGAGAGTTGATGAAGCTTTACCTAATGCTGATACTACTGTTAAAAATTTTATTAGTAGAACTTTATTTAAGAATAAAGAAGAGGGTACTATGTTTATTAAGCAGTTAGATGAAGAGGCTACTACTTTAAAAAATAGAATTAAACAATTTCCAAGTAAATTATCTAAAACTGAGGCAGCTACTAAAACTAGATATGAATCAGAATTAAGGTCTAAACTAAGAGATATAGCAAAAACAGAATCTGAGATGCTTAATAAACCACTAGAATTATCAGATTTAGTAGCTGCTAAACAAGCTATTAATAATAAGATGTTTGTTAAAGGTGGTGCAATTAGTACAGGTAATAAACTTGAGAGAAAACACTTACTTGATGTTAATGAAATCTTAGATAAGCAAATTGAGTCTATGAGTTCACCACAAGCAAGACAAGCATTAGCGGATGCTAGAGAGTCATCTAAACAAACATTTGAAACATTTGGTTATGATTTAACTGGTGTTAATAAAGGTCAGAAGACTGATTTATCTGGTAGTGTAATTAAAGAGAATGAAATTGGTACTATTAAAGAGTTTGAAAAAGAATTAATGAGTGAAAATGTTGATGTAGCTTTACAGAAATTTAAAAAGTATGAAACTTTATTAGATAGTCCAGAGAGTGTTAAACAAGCTAAAAAGCTTTATGTTAGTAAATTATTTGGTTTAGATTTATCTAAATTAACTAGTGAAACAGGACTACAAGGTTTACAATTAGATGATAAATTACTTAGTCAAGGTTTAACTAAAGCTTTAGATTCTGAAGCTAGTAGAAAATTAACAAAAGATATTTTTGGTGATGAAGGTTTTAAAAACTTAGTCGCATTGAAAAAACTAGATAGATTACTTAAAGCTAAAATTAGTAGCGATAGTACTACTTGGTGGAAAGAAGCAACTTCTGGATTTGATTCTACTATTGGTGGTGTAGTTATGGGAACCACAAAGTTATTAAAATCAGCTACAACTGATATATTAACTTATCCATTCTTAAATAAAAGTCAAAAGTATAATACTTTGATTATTAACAAATTAACTAAAGAATTAGATAAAGCAAATGGTAAACCTGGAACAGTGCAGAAACTTATTAATGAACTAGATACTATGTTAAATAGTGGTGGTTATAAAAATGTTGATGAGATGAATGCTGCAGCTGGTGGTGGTAGAGGTTCTATTGATAGTCCGATGGGTAGAGAATATGATTTAGGTACTAAAGGTGATAAAGCTTCAGTATTTCAAGTTGATGAAACTCATATTGGTGTAGATATGTTACCTATTAAAACAATGAAGCAAGGTTTAGGTACTAAATTTATAGATGATGTTATTAAAGAATTTCCAGATAAGAAAATATTAATAACTGAAGATACTACACCAGGAGCTAAAGAATTTTTTAAAAAGATGATGGCTAAGTATCCAGGTAAGTTTGTATTAGATGATGGTGTTAAAGTTGCTGGACTTACTGGAATCTTAGGAGCTTCAGTAGCTGCACCACAAGATGCTAATGCTGGTAGTTTTAAGAAGTTACCCCCAGCTGAAATTAGAAAACAAACTGATGATTTAGAATGGCTAGTTTATGCTGATATTCAAGAACTTATAGAAATAGGAACACAATATACTAAAAGTAAAAATTTTAGTAAAGACTCTGAGCATTATAAGAAGATTGAAGCGATAATGGAAAAGATGTATACTAAGTCTAAATCTGGTAAAATTGTAACACCTAGAGAATTTTATGAATTAAGGAAAGCTATTAAATAGCTTTACCTTCATATGTTGAGTTATTGAAGTCTTCCTTCTTACTCACCTTTTTATATACTTGTTCAGATATTCCATTCTTTACAAGTATATGATGTACAGTAGTAGATTTACTACCGTTTACATTTACTACTCTATCTCTTCTTTGTATAAATTTACTTCCACTATAGTCTGAGGACATAATAACGAAAGATTCAAGATGCGATAAATCGACACCCTCCGCATGTGAAGACGAACTATAGATACTAGCATTCTTGAAGTGCCTCTCCAATAGTTTACGCTCACCGACAAAATGGCACATAATACCAACACCTTTAGTATCTCCGAATGTTTTTTTGACATAATTAATTTTCTCCAAATTTCCTAACTCTATATAATAATCATCTATCTTAACAACACCAGACTCTAACATATGTAATGTAGTTCTTAACTTCATAGTAGTGTCACAAACTAGTTTTAAACTAGGTAATGATATTAATCGATTAATACCTAATGAACCAAGCCAAACATCAACTATGTTATCTTGAACTAGAGTATTATATAAACTTTTAGTTATATCATCTAACTCAACATAATGAACCTTATCTACTGCTTGTACATTACTATCAATACCAGCATCTTCTTGTGTCATATAAACTGTAAATGAATCTATAATAGGCATAAGCTTCTCTAAATTAGCTTTATCATATTGTTGTATTTCTCTACCAGCAGCTTTTATATAGTAAGGTTTACCAAACTCTCTATGAAAATCATAAAAGTTCTTATGTCTAAATGGTTTATACTTACTAATACACATTTGATGGTATATACCATTTGGTGACTCTACTATTGCAGTACCAGATAAATGAATATGTGGTAAGTTCCAACATAAAGTTCTAATTGTTTTAATTCTTTGTGAAGGTTTGGCAAGTGTACCTAAGTTATGACTCTCATCAATAATAACTAAATCATAATCATCTTTATTTAACTTATGTGCTTGCTCATAATTAGTAACATAATACTCATGTTGTAAACCAAGCTCTACATCATCAATAAATTTATTCCAACCAGGTATAGCATTCTTTTTAGTTAAAATCAAAATAGATTTAATCTTAGTACTCTTCTCAGCTATAAGTAAACTGGTGAGTGTTTTACCACTCCTAGGTTTACCAGCCAAATATACATAACCTTTAACTTTTAGAATATTCCAACAAGCTTCAGCTTTTTCTATTTGATGTAGGAAAGGTTTCATTTTGTTTGTTCCTCTACATATTGTTTTACTTGTTGAAAGTTCCAAGCTAATAAAGCTAAACCACCCATATCTATAACATTATTAAGTTTATGTATTTGTAATACTTCACCATCTCTTAATTTTGATTTGTCTAATATAGTGATTTTACCATCATTACCAATTAGTAAATGTTTCATCATTTTATTATAGTTAGCTTCAGTCTTAACTTCTACTGCAAGATATCTAAGTATCCCATTAATAGGATAACCACATTGTAAGTCTGCTTCTCCAGCTTTAGTATAGACACCATTAATAGCTTTACCTTTAATCTTATCTATAGCTTTTATAATTTTACTTTGATAAGCACTTTCAGTCATCTAAGACTCCTTTAACATCTCTGGTTTTTGTGATACTGCTACAAGCTTTGTGATAGCATCTAAACCAAATGTATCATTTGAGGGTTTATCTTCTAACTTATTTAATTGTTCAGTAATATATTTTAGTTTTCTATCAACATCTTGAGCATAAGATTCTCTAGCACATTTAGTTGAGTCATCAATCTTTTGTTTAAAAATATCAACATTTTGTAATGGTATAGCTTGTACCATATTACCTAGTACTGATACTAAGTGGAAAGCTATACCATCATTTACTAGATTTAAACTATTTGGTTCATACATCTCTGGTTTAAATAAATCATCAGGTTTTATTTCTAGTTCATTAAATTCTAATTTTATCATTATTCTATTACCTCAACTCTCTTTGTATTATAATAAGATATTCTACTACCATTAATTCTAACAATAGTATTATCACCTCTCTCTGCTCTACCTCTATATTGTATTTCTATAATAGCACCATCTTTACAATCTTTTAATTCTATCATTATTTCTCCTAAAACTCATCAAAATCTAAACTACCCTTAGAATAGTTTACAACATTACCTTCAAAGAAATTAGTTCTTTGGTCATTAAAACTAGAGTATCCATCAACCCAAGGAATTGGATGTTTAACATTATATTCAGGTTTATAACCCACTGCTTCAAGTCTTCTATCTGCTAAGTATTGAATATATTGTCTAATAATAGAATCAGTAAATCCTAAAATCTTACCTTGTGTAATATAAGAACCCCAAACTGATTCTAACTTAACAGCTTCTCTAAACATACTTCTAACTTCTACTTCAAGTTCTGAATCAAACAACTCCGGTCGTTCTCTTCTTGTACTATTAATTAAATTTTGAAACAATAGTAAATGTGTTACTTCATCTCTTTGAATGAATTTAATCATTTGAGCTGAACCTTGCATCTTACCACTTTTACCCAAAGCATATATCGCAGCAAAACCAGCATAGAAATAAATACCTTCTAATATTTGATTTGCAAACATTGCAAGTACAATTTTTCTATCAGTAATATCACCAGTTAAATTCTCATATGTTTCAGCAATATAATTATTTTTCATCTGTAAAACAGCATCCACTTTCCACATATTATATATCTCATCTGTATTATCAGAAATTGATTCTACCATAACAGCATATGATTTACTATGGTTTGCTTCTTCATAAGATTGTCTAGCTAAAATAGCATTAATCTCAGGAGCAGTAATATATGGATTTATATTATCCATAAGATTATTTACTTGTAAACTATCCATAAAAATTAACTGACTTAAAACTAAATCATACATTCTCTTTTCTTCTGGAAGTAAATATTTATAATCTTTTGCATCTTGAGTCATTTGTACTTCTTTAGGAAACCATGTATTTGCTTCCATTTGATCCCAAAGTCTTGTTGCCCATTCATATTTACATCTTGTAAAATTTATCATACCATCAGGATTACCACTAATAGTACATCTATCATTAAGAGTTTCTAATGAATCTGGGTTATATACTATTTTCTTACCAGTCATCTTTATCCTCTCTTATTCTTTTAAAACTAGGTTGTACATAAGTATTAACACCCATAGACTCATAATTAATCTCTATAAACTTACCAATAAAATATGATGGATCTTTAGCTTTTAGATGATGTTCTAAACCACCAGCTGCAACTTCTCTACCTTCAATATCTCTTAATAGTAAACTACCAATATCTTTTGGATTAATATCACTATATTTAACATCATAACATAATAAATCAGCAGTTGGTTTCTCTTTAATCTTAATAGCTAATTGACTTCTACCCTTATCTTTATGGATATGTGTTGGATGGAATGCAAATACACCTTCCCAACCTTTACTACATAAATCTTGCGATAATCTTTTAGCATCTTCAAGAGTTATATACTGAAAATCAACTAAATCTACATTAGTACCTAAATCTAACTGAGGTAGATAATCTTTATATCTAATATCAAAATTATCTTCAGGTTCTCTACTATATATTTCAGTTAGATTTTTACTTAGGTATAGAATATCAAAGCATTTAAACTTAGTACTAAAAGCATTACTAGGTATACTTTTAGTGAAATTTGCTCTCCAAGTACCAGTACTACATCGCCCCCTACTACCAAGCTTACCATTAGTATTACCAATGAATTCTGTTTCAATAATAAAATCTGTATTAGGATTAAGTCTTACTAATTCCGCACCAATATCTAATAATCTAAACTCTTTACCACCAGAAGTGAAGAATCTTACTATATTACCAAACTTATGTATCTGAATATAATTACCATCATACTTAGTACCAACTAAGTATTCATCCTCTTTATGATTAGATTTAGTTATTTTCTCTAAATCTGTACCTTTATATTGTTTAATAAAATCCATTATAATATCCTAGTACTTAATTTATAGTGTAATGTTCTCGCTACTTCTGCATCACTCATTGAATCATGTGGGTTATGAGGAATTTTAAAATGTTTAGCAATAGACTCTAAACTTTCTTTACCATCAACTGTTTTAATCTCACTAAACCACACTAAATATTTAACTATAGCAAATGGGTCAAGATGTTTATAATCAATAGTTTTCCAATATGTACTAGGTACTAATTTATCCATCCAATACTTAATAAAACTAGTGTCGAAATCGCCATTATATGCAACAAGTTTATACTTCTCACCATTACTAAATTCGTTTAAAACTTTAATAAAAGCTAAACATTGCTCTTTAGCATCTGGTAGTGTTTTTATTTGTTCTAGAGTATAACCATTAATCTCTAAAGCTTTTTCACTTACTTTTTTACTATATGTAAGTGGATTCATCTCTAAAGTACCTCTAGTTAATTCTTTACCATCTATATCATCAATAATATAAGATAAACTAATAATACCATGATTGTAAATGATTAGTCCAGATGTCTCAATATCTAAAGTAAGTAGTTGTTTATTTTGCATTTTTAAACTCCATTAATAATTGTTCATAATTATCATCAGTTGATTTAATAAAAGTACCTTCAGTGTTTAAGAACCCTTTTCTATCTTTAATATCGTGATAAGCAATAGACCAACAATCTTCCATTGTAGTTCCATAATATTCACAAAGACTTGCAAGATGTACAATAAGAATACTTAACTGTTCACCAATAATTTCTTTATCTTGACCCTTAATAATCATATCACATAGTTTACCTAAGTCACTACCAAGTAATAATATGTTACTATCTCTATCTCTTAAGTCTTCCGACCAATGTTCAGCTAAATCTTTGAAACCTACTAATTGAGATAGATTACAAATAACTACTAGCATATCACCAATATCATCTCTGAAGTCTTTATCAGTAGCAATAGATTTATCTAATTCACCTTTTTCACTCACTAGTTTTAAACATTGTGTAACAGCTTTACCATTAGTAAGAATACCTCTATCATAAGACCACTTAACTGTTAGCTCTTTAAGCTTATCCCAAGTATAATGTTTTACCACTTTATTTGTTTCTATATAACCCTGTTCTGTATCTACTACCATCTATTCTCCAATCTCTAATTTTAAACTTTTTTCTGCAAAAGGATGCAGAACTGTACCATCATATTTATAAACATTACAAGCTACAGATAAGCTAGGATTATAAGATTTCTTATAAGCACTTAACATACTTGCTGATACTTGAAGTATGTCAATCATTTTATTACTTTCCATACCTGCTTCTAACTTCTCAGTAACATACTTTTGTATAGTTACAACTTCATCTTCCATTAAATCTCCTTTGTGATACAATTATATCACAATATTTATTAAAATCTTATTAATAATTTTTATAGTTATTAATACATCAAATATCTCATATAAAATCATATAATATTGATAAACGTCCATATATCATCATAACTAGACTATATGGACGTTTATCTCTTAGACAACATAAACTATTATCAAAAATTTAAAAAGTCCATATTTCTTAGGCCACGCAATTACCTACTTAGAAAGTATACCATTATTCTCTAAAAAGTGTAAAAATTCTTCACCTGGGCCAGTATTTATATACTTAAGGTCTATTTTATCTACAAACTTTTTAATACGTTCATCATAACCCTGAAATATAGGAATGTTAGGTCTTGTTACATATATTACTATAAAACCATCTTGTACTAAATCTTCATATTCCCAATCATTTCTTGTATCAGTAACAATAATATTATCATTATTTAAAATTATATTATTAATATTCACTAAAGTTAACTTATGAAAAAATCTATCATCAGTTTTAGATTTTTCTCTAGATATTCGTTGCCAAATATCTCTAGGTGTTTCATGTTTTATGTTCCAAGTCTCAGGTACTATTTTATCTTTATTCTCATGATTATTATAAAAACCAAGATTAGGATAAATTGTATTACAATAATTTTTTAAACTATCAGCCCAAGCAATTTTAGTAAAACCATAAGTAGATACTAAAAAATCTGCTAAATAATCTTTACCTGCACCAGCACTACCAACTAGAGCTATCTTCATATCTTACCCCTTTAATTCAAATGTTAATGGTTTACCATAATCTGATTCACTTCGCTCTAATAATAGTCTAGCATTATCAATATGTTCACTATAAATATGAACATTAGATAAACTAAACATACAAGTACCAATAACTAAACTACATTCAGTCGCAACTAATTCCATAAACTTATAAGCTAAGTAAATATCAGCAGGTAGACCAATCATAGTATCTACACTTCTTTGAGTCCATTTTAAATGTAATGTACCATCTATCACACTAAATGTTAATCCATGCCAACAACAAGGTAAACTTAAATTCTCTATATTTTCATGGTTCCAAAGCTCTATAACATGCCGTCTAGAATTTTCATCAGCTTTAATACTTTCAACTAATTTTGTTAGTTGAGGTTTTAACATATTAGCATAATCAAGATTTAGCTCACCATCTGTACCAGCCCACTTAGACCAATAATTACAACCATTAGCTTCGAATTGATTAACATTAGTTAGAGGTTCATCTGATACTAATGTTTCGAATTCACCAGCAACACCAGTATAATACATTTTTCTAAGTTTAAGGATATGATTATCATGGTTTTGCATATCTAATGTAAAAGCATAATGTGGTATAATCAATTGACTACCATTTCTACAATCTTGTTTAATTCCATCAGTTAATATAGTATCAACTAATTTTTTATATTCGTGTGTTAAACTCATTAGTTCAACCTTGCAACTGTATAATCAGCTTTAATCCATAAAGCTTTTGCTTCATCACTTAAATCTTTTTCAAATTTACCATCAACCATTGAGCCTCTTCTTGAATTAATTTCTAATCCACATTGTTCAATAGCTTTAATAGGGTCATAACCTAATTTAAGTAATGCACCAACACTAAATGTAATAACATCACAATAAGCATCTGCTTGCTCATCTTTTGGTGTTTTATTAAAACCACTAAATACCGTATGTGCAATATCTTTCTTACTTAGTTGTTTAACAAAATCAGCTAAAGCTATTTTTAATTTAGTTCTATTTTCTTTTGGTACATCAAGACCAATACTTTCTAATAATTCTGCAAAAATATTTGTATGTTCATTTAATGCATCATAAGCTTTTTTATCTAAATCTCTATCTGTTTGGAATTTTATTATGTTTTCCATTTTATTATCCTTCAATAATTTTATATTTTAATTTAGGTAGAGCATAATCACCATTTGATGCATACTCTTCCATTCTTTCTTTTAACTCTTTATCTTGAGCAACTGTTAGTGTCTTTTTATTAGAACAGAACTTCCATATATGAGCTGTTTCTGCTCTATCATATTTTAATTCAGGTTCTCCAAGTTGGTCATTAATTACCGCCTCAGAGAATCCCATAGCTCTTAACTCTTCCCTAGTCACCCCCTATTCATCTCTTCAAGAGTTCTAAGTTTAATTACTAAATCGTCACCAACTTGATGTAATAATCTCATATCAACTAAATTTAGATTCTTAAGAGCTTCCTCTTCAGTTCTACCTTTTTTAAGGTATTCTTTTACCACAGCTTGCCAAAGTTGTTTCTGGCTCATACAATTAAGTAGAGCTTTCTGTGCTTTAGCAGGACCAATACCAGATAGACCAATAATACCATCAGTTTTATCACCTGTAAGAGTTTGTACAAATCTCCAAGTTAAACTAGTGTATGCATCAATCTCTACCCACTTCATATTAATCTCTTTAAGTTCAACACCATGTCTTGTAGTACTTTGTGCTCTCTCATAGTAATTGAAATGTTTACCTGCAATAGTATTTAAAACATCTTTATCAATAGCACATAATGTATACATATCAGGATATTTAGTTTTTAGATAAACAACTATATCATCAGCTTCCCAACCAGTATGTATTGTACCATTATATTTATCAGCCAATAATTGTTTTAACTCTGATAAACCAGCAGGTGTTCTTTGTGTTCTATTTGCTTTATATTGAGAGTCTACTTTATATCTAAAGTTTTCTCTACCACCAGAGAAATGTAATTCAACTTTTTGACAACCAGTTTTATCTAATATTCTTTGGATTTTAGCATCAGCTTTTTCCATTGCATTAGTCATATCACAAGTCCATTGAATCATATCTTCTTCAATAAATTGCTTATCTAATTTTAATGCTTGCCACTCTTCAGGTGTATGAAAATCTTCAGCCATAACTTCACCAGCTACCTCAGTACCAAGACAAGCATTGTATGCAATAGTATCAGCATCAACTAAAGCTATCTTATCATTCTTAGCTGGCATTGGTTTACAATCAATATCTAAATCTATATCAACTATTTCATCTTCAATACCATCTAAATCTACGTCATTTTGTTCTAAATCTAAACTCATAATTAATCCTTATCCAATTTTGGTATATCTGTTGTACTACCTTTAAAGTCCCAATCTTTTATAATAGTTTGAGGTTTAAATATTACTTTATAGTGATAAACACTAACATCAATATCTTTTAATTGCTCTGCAAAATAAGTAACATTATCAGATAAACCTAAGAAATGTTTTTTAAAACCTTCTTTAGTTTTACAAGTTACTTTTAGTTGTCTAACATTATCAGTAATAGAGCATCTACCTTGTATTGTTAGTATATACTCACCATTGATACCATTATAAAAAACTATACGTCTTTCTAGTTCAAACATATCAGCTTTAGTTGATAGATTTTTAGATGCTATATCTGCATCAGACTGACAACCTGTTAATACAGCTACTAATGCTACACATAGTATTATTAATTTTAACTTCTTCATTTCTCTTCTCCTTTATATTGTTGTACTTCTACACCACAGTCTCCTAGAAATTTCACACCTGATAAATCTTTATACTTTTCTAAGTAGACTACTCTTTTTATACCTGCTTGTACCATAAACTTAGCACATGTAGCACAAGGGCTAAGTGTTATATACATAGTTGCACCATCAGTTGATATACCATCTTTAGCACAGAAAGCTAAAACATTCTGCTCAGCATGTACTGTAAAGTCAGAAGTCTTAAGTATTTTTGGTATACAAGTATCTTGAGTTATTCGTTTACCATAATTTGGATTTGCAACTTCAATCTCACAAACATTAGGTTGTCCACTAACTGTACCATTATAACCAGTAGCGATGATTCTTCCATCATCACTAGCTAATACAGCCCCCACTTGTTTCTTAACACAATAAGATTGTTGTGCCCATATCTTAGCAGTTTCTATCATTGCTTTATCAAATTTACTCATACTAATCTCCTTCTATGGTTTTATTATAGCATAAATAGAAATTTCTAAATGTCTATCAACTATGTTTATTGTTTTAATTCTTGTATATTCAACTACAGTAGTTGATACAAAATCACCAGGTCTTTTTTGTTGTACATTAACACATAGATTCTCTATTGGTAATAAAGCTTTATATGTTGGATGATTTCTCTCTAAAGTCTTAGTGGTTAAATCTAGTGGTCCACCAATAAAATAAGCTTGTATCATAACTTATACCTCTCTACAAACATACTTAGCTTCGCCAGAACTATAATCGTTATACTCTACCTCTACAGGCATTGGTATATCTTTATAGAACAACATAGGTCGTTTACACATTTCAACCCAACCCTTCTTCATAGCATCAACTAATCTATGAGACCATTCTTCTTCAGTACCTTTAGGAACTCTAAGATATACAGCATCATGAACTACATTATAAATATAGTTTAAAGCCTCAGGATAATCACTAACTAAATAATGAATAGCTAATTTAGTAGTTTCTCCAATACAACCTTGTGTTGCATAGTTAATAGCATCTGTACCAAGTCTAGCTTGATTTCGCCTATTTAATGGAGTCTGTACTGGTACAGTTTTATAATCATTCCATCTAGCTTGTGCATACTTAGCAATCTGAGGATATCGTTTCTGATATGCTTTTTTAATCTTAGTAGCTTCTTCTAATGTAAATATAACACCATAACCCATATAAGCATATTCAACAAATGATGCTGCTGACATACCAAAAATAAAACCAAAACTAATAGCTTTACCTTTCTGTCTATCTGCTTTACTAACATCTTCAGGTTTACCACCCATAGCTAAAGTTGTAGCAATTTTATGTAAATCAATACCTGCTTTTAACTCTTCATACATCTGAGCATCTCGCATAATACTACAACCAGCTCTAAGTTCTGCTGTACTATAATCTGCATGAACAACAACTGTATCTTCAGTATCACTATTAAAGATATATTGTAAATCTCTAGTAATCTGCTGAGCATTGATACCAGTTGGTAAATCTTTACCTGTACTAGTGAATCTACCAGTTGCAGCACCAGCAGGGTTAAATCTTGTAACACAACTTGGATGATTATAACTATGTAAGAATGTTCTTCTCTTTAGCAATCGTCGTTGGTCGTATACAGCTTTAGCCATTTCTGCTTGTGGTCCTTGCTCAGTAATAATTTTAATTAAAACTTCTTTAGCTGAGCTATCAGTACCTAAAAACTCTTTAACTTGCTTAGGGCTATTAGGATTCAGAGTACCTAGTATCTCCTCATTCTTTTTAATATCATCAACTAATTTATCAAGCTCTTTCATTACTGAATGTTGATGAACAACTAGTCTATTTTGTTGGTATTGAATACTATGTTTTATACTAAGTATATCAACTTTATAACATAACTTTTCTCTAGTTGCTTGAATCTTTTTATTTTGCCATATATACCATAAAGCAACAACATCTGCACTAGCATATTGTAGTTGGTCATGTGATAAATAAGCACCTCTAACAAAACCTGCTTTTTGCATCGCAGCTTTATCTAAACCTTCATATAACCAACCAAGCCCTAACTTCTCTACTATTTTGTTTAGTTTGAATTCTTTCCACTCAGGGTAAGCAGTTCTAGCTAATAGTAGTGTATCATCAAATCTATCAGTTGTCATGTTTAATGTACCAAAATCGTATGTACAACCTTGCCAAAGTGTCCACATAGGTTTTAAGTAGGCTTTAATCTCATCTAATGTTCTATCAATAATATCCATATCAATAATCCATACAAGTGGTGAAGTTTCTGGTTGAAATAATTGTATCAATCTAGTATATAAATATAAACCATCAGTTTCAATATCTGAATTTATAATTTTAGAGAAGTCAAAATCTGGTAGCTCATCAAAAGAATCTACTACTTTATAATCAACTTTAATTCGTTCTGTCATAATTTTCCTTTACAATTTAGTTGTGTCACAATTAAACTATAAAAAATAAGAGAGTGTTAAACTCTCTTATAATTATAGTTGTGGGGCATTATCTTCATTATCTGCAATACCTGCAACAGCATCTTCAGAATCTAAGTCTAAATCATCACCCTCAATCTCTTCTGTATCAACAGTATCACCCTCATATTTAACTAAAGATGCTAATTGAACAGCTTTTAAATATAATGTTACTTTTTGAGTACCACCAGTATCATTTCCTTGTGCAGTTCCATGAATAATTCCTCTAGAACCTTCACCAATTGCCCAAGAAGCTTTTTGGATAATATTTGTTAAGTCTTTACCAGATTTATCAAACACTTTAATAATTTGTGCATTACCATCAGCCCATTTTGTATTAGTTTTGAATGTGATAAGAACATTACCAGTTGGTACTTTCTTAATCTCTTCTGTTTCTGGGTCAATTTCACCAGACTCACAATTTTTCATTTCATCTTTAATACCATTAGTTTTTGGTAAACCTTTTGCACCAACAAATTTTTTGTAATCTTCCCACTCTTTAGTAATTTGTTCTAAAAAATGTTTATGAATTTCACCATCTTTTTCACATACTAATGTTGATGTATATTGCATTCTTGGTTCTTCACCAGGCATTGCATTATTTTTACCTTCACCTGTAATAAATACATATTTTAAATCACCTACTTTTGTCTTAACTGTTGTACCTTTTCTTTTTGCCATGTTATACTCTTTCTTTATCTTTTTTAATTTGTTTAATTTCAACTGCCTACAGGATTATAGACTTATTTTAACATATAGTGGCAAAATAAATAACACCACTTAATTATAAAGGAAAATCCACTATATGCTAAAATAAATCTAAAGTTAATTAGATTTATTACTTAATAAAATGGAGTGCTAAATTCCATCCAGTCTATCGGATTATAGACTTTTAAATACTAATATAATATTAACATTTAAAAATCTATAATATACCAAAGCAACATCGTTCGTCTTTAACATCACTAGGATGACTTCGCCATATATTATAGATTAATAAGTTAAGTAAGAATAATCTTACTTAACATCTTCTTCTGCAGGTTTAGGTACAATAATACCAACTTTAGAGAAGTCTGGTTTTGCAGCAGCTAATTTAGTTAACAACTCTTGACCAGCTTCAGGTGTAATTTTCTTGCTAATAACATCAGCCATGATAGCTTTTTCAGATGCAGTATTAACTTTGATAAATTGTTTTCTAACAGCTTCAGCTTGTCTTGATAATCTTTTAAGACCATTGATACCTTTACCTTCAACTTTCTCTTCATAGAAGTACTCAGGTGTTGCAGGTAAGAATTTACCAGATACAGAACATTGAATTTCAACAATTTTACCATCTTTATCTTTTTTAGTTACTTCATCAATATTTACAGTTGCTCCACCAGCTTTTGGTGCTAAATGTACATCAAGAACTTCATTTAATTCTGCTGTTACTTTTTCATTTAATTTGTTTGCTTTACATACTGCTGCGATTGCCGCTACTACTAGTTGGTGAGTCTCTTTTTTACTTGCCATTATTTATCCTTTAAGTGAGGTGGTGCCTCGAATTTAATTAATAGTTTAACGACCTTCTTCAAGTCGTCTATCATTTTGTTTTGATAAATATATTATATCGAAATAATCTTAAACGAATATTAAACGAATTAAATAATATAAATTTTATTTTTAGCTCTCGAAAGGGCAACATACATCAATCTAGCATAAGTCATATAATAATTAGGTTTGATTGCTTTCTTAATATCTGTTTGTGCAACAAATACAGTATTCCATTCTTGCCCTTGACTTTTATGCACTGTTGATGCAAATATATAATCCATAGTAAATGCTCTATTTAGTGCATACACATGTTTAAACATCTTTTTATTTTGTACTGCTTTATCTTTAGCATCATTTCTTGCTTTATATGCTCTATCAACACCAGCAATAACACAATAAGTTGTATTACCAGATAGTATAAATTCAATAGTTTTATTATCAATCAATGCTTGTAATGATGCTTCTAAATACATACTATTAATATTACTATTCTGAAGCTTAAGAGTACCATTCTTAAAACCTTCAAGTAGTTCTTGAATTGTAGGCTCTATAAACTTATCTACTATTATTGTATCAACTTCATTACCTAGTTGAACTTCTTGACCTTCATAACCTTTAATACCTAAGTGAGCTGCGATAAGTTTATTATAGTTACCAACACAATTATTAGTAAATCCTAAGACTTTATCACCCTCTTTAAAATTTTTAATGTTCTCAGCGAATATAATATTGTCTGACTCTTCAATTTTTAAATCTTCAGTATTAGTACCCCTTAAGAAATCAACAAACTTCATAAATGTTCTAACTATATCAGGACTCTCTGCTCTATACTGAGTGTTTAGTTCAGTAGTGCTATCAGGGTCAATCTGAATCTGATAACCCTTAACAGGTAGAAGTTGGTATGGATCTAGAAACAGATGTAACTGTGCTTCTGGGTTTGCAACTTCAATCTTCTCTATCATCTCATATAACATATCTTCGTTCATCATACCAGCTTCATCAATAATGATATGCTTGTAATACTCCATAGGTTTATCAAGCTTACAAGTTGCATCTACATGATTAACATGACTAGCATCTTCATTAATAGTAGGTATCCAACCTAAGATACTATGTATAGTTCTCAGCTCAAAATCTTGCTTAAGTTCTTTTCTTAATCTATCAAGTGCTTTATGTGTTGGTGCTAATACTATTGTATTATCAACTCTTAAAGTATCTAATAAATCTAGTAAAGATTTAGACTTTCCACTACCAGCAAAACCAGTAGTATATTTAATATCTAACATTATTTCTCCTTGTTATCTAAATCTGATAAAGCACCAACACTTAACATTAAACCAAATATAATAAAACCACCTAAAGAATCATTTTCTAATGGTATAAATAAAGGTATAGTCCACCAACATATAGCTAATGGAACTGTAAAGTATTTTTGTTTCATAACTAAATACCACAACTAGAATTGTGAGATTTAAGAACATCATCCCAAGTAATTTTTCTATCTTTATATAGTTGCATTACTTTACAATCTAATGATATATTATATGTCTCTCTATCTAAAGCTTTGGCAATCTTTTGAATTACTTTTTGTTTAGTTAATTTTGTAATCACTTGTGGTAATTCAAATTTTGGTATAAATACACTTCTACTAACATTATAATATAATGTTTCTCCATTTTTATATGTCCAACAAGTTTTACAAACGTTTCTTTCAACATCTAAACCAATCTTAAAATCTCTACATTTACCATAGATTTTGGTTTGCTCAGCTATAACATTATTTGTTGTTATATTACTAACATCATTTATTTTTATCTTATGTGATACTAATTTAACCATATATTCTGGAACACTATGAATATCTAAATTCTTATAATGTTCCATAACTTCTTTTGTAACTTCTTCTCTAGCTATAGTGGTGTATAACTTTTCCATATTAGTTTCCTTTTTTTTTTTTATTGTTTTCATCTACTTAATACTAATCAACAAAGTAGGCTCATCTACCATAATCATTTTCATAATTACCTTTTAATCTCAATCTGTACCTCCTTATAGATATATAACTATGCTCCACACTATCCTGTATGACGCCTTATAAGCACCTTGGGGAGGTGTTTATAATGTCAGGGACTAAATAAAAATATTAATTCTACCGTAGGTGTATCCTTTCTTCGCTATTAACGAAAGGGAGCACAGATATATACCTACATATATTCTTTAAATTTACTTAGTTTCTCTTCTAATATATTCCTATTACTAATCTCATACGATAATTCATTTTGTAAGTCCACTACTTTCATTGTGAGACTCTCAATAATACCATCTTTGTAATCTATTGTCTTAACTAGTTTACGATTGTCATAATCTTTAGCTAGCATATCTCGCTCTACTCTTCGTGCAATTGTTCTTAATGCTTCAGCATGTGGATTATTCATATTTTCTCCTTTCTATTTTCATACTTAATAACTCACCAGTAAGTTGTGACTTTTTCCGCAACAGTTTCTTATCTGTTGGGAATTTTCTTAATTGTCTAATAATCAGGATATAGTCTTGCCGCTTACTTTTTATCTTCTTGTATAACTTCTGTAGATTGTCCATAATATGTTACTCCATTTTCTTTAATAAACTGCTCTTGCAACTTCTTCATTTTAAGCTCCTCTTCAAGTGTCATTTTGTGAGGTTGGTCTCTTTTTATAGGTTTCTTAGTACCTGTACTATATTTGTTTCTACCATTGTCCATCGGATGTCTCTTTTTATTACCCATTTAATACTCCTAAACCTATAAATACTAATGGTACTGCTAAGTACACTATTGTTAAAAATAATACTGTTCCTAATAAAAATTTAATCATTCTTCTACTCCTTCAATTGATTCAATACCTAAGTCTAATCCCTCAGGTGCCTCATATATTGTTATATATTTCTCAACAATATTCTTATTAAATTTTAGTCTTTTGTTACCATCTTTTTCAGATGCTATTCTATCTATTGTTTTATTAATAGAGTCGTTACCAGAGTTTCTAGCGAATGCATTTTTCAATGAGGTCACACTAATAACTAAGTTTTTTGCTTTATTATATTTAAAGTCAAAATCTTCCATATTCAAACTAAATGCTTCTAATATTTTAACAAACCCATCATAGTTCTGCTCCCATAATAATGTAGATGCTAAGTCTGATTTACTTTGAGTACTCTCAAGATATAAATCATAAGCTTCTGACTTTTGCCTACTTATAGCATTCTTATAATGGTCTACAGTAAATGTTGGGTTATGATAAACATTACCTAACCAATAATAAAAATCTAATATATTCTTATTACTAATAATACTTGTAAGCTCAGCCGAACTATAATTACCTCCAGACTCTACCTCTAGTGGGTGAGGCATATAAACAACATGCACCCGTCTTTGTGTTAAGGGGTCTGTATGTAACTTAACCCACTCGTTCGCAGTTATCCATATCTTTATTAATGTGGGTACCACTGTTGCTGTCTTCTGCATATCTCTAAATGTAACATTACCATTACTACCAGATATAGTCTTTAGTTCTGTTAGTAAATCAGCTCGTTCCATAGACTTCCATGAACCTATCTCACTAAATACTGCATTCTCTTCAGTCTGCCAATTACTATGCTTATCTTTAAGTAACTGATAGTTAAGATTCTGAGGGTGTGAACTAAACCCAGCAGTTAACAATGCTACAGTTAAATCCTTACCACTACCTTCAGTACCCTTTAAAAATGTAACCACCGGACTAAACTGAAATGTACTATATCTATGCTTAGTAGTGCTTAACAAATAGTCAAACTCCTCACCCCACATATATCTCATCAAGTCTAACAATCTAGTAGGCTCAGTATAGTCACTAGGTTTTGTACCTGTAAATGCAGTCAAGTTACTATTTATAAATGCTTTGTTATAACAGTTACTTTTAAAGTCATAACCCGCAGGTATTTTATAGTCGTTTATAATTTCTACTGGTGTAACATCTGCTGTCTTCCTCCTAAGCACATCTTTCTTATGTTGAGATATCTTCTCCATTATCTCTATATAACTGCTAACATTCTTAAGTGTATGCACCTCAGTAACACCCTTACCATCCAAGTAATGTATCAGATAACTCCCATCAGCTATATTAAAATATGCACTTATCTTAGTCTTATATCTTCTATGGATAGTAGTAAATGTATGAGTAAGTTTATTCTTGTCATACCTCCACAAACCATTAGTGTTCTTTACCATCCTATCAGTTATCTCTAACCTAAGCGCACTTTCAGTCTTCCTCTGATGCTCTTTATTAAATTTTTCCATTACCGCTAAGTAATCATCAATGTTTATAGTCTCATCAGAAGCAAGCCTAGTACTTAGTGACAAGTAAGCCTCATTACTACCACCCTCAGGTATCGGATTTTGCACACCATAAAACTCATGGAACTGCTCTTGACTTATGAGGTTACTAAGATATGCCTTAATAAAATCTGCTGCATCATCACTATACCGCTCACCATCTCTTAGAGATATAGTTCTCATCTCTTGTGGTATATGTTGCAGTACCAATAAACTAACGAATGTATTTATCACACTATTATACTTAGTTAGTGTACCACGATGCAATACCATCTTACCAGCATCACCCTTACTAGGTGCTATAACATTGTGACCACTACCAACTAATATATCTAATACTTGTTGTTTAGTGTGCCCATCAGGTAGTTGTACAGTATCGTTGCTTAAGTAGTAAAAGTGACCACCGTGCCGCATACTCTTTATTATCAATCCACACTGATATTCAGGCGCTAAACTATCGTTAAACTCTAGTGCTTGGTTAAATGCACCATCATCATCAAAATCTATTACCGAGACATTATCAGTTCTAATAACCATCAAATGTTCCGACTCTATTATATCCTCAAGAGTCATCGTAGCTTTACTCTTCTTCCACCCACTCTTAAGATATAATTCAGATAATACCTTCTTATCATCTTTAGTAACTATCTTATGTGTTGTACTTAGAGTCGCTATATTAACTAAAGTGTTCATTATTCTATACTCCCACCAAGATGATTATCTACTAAATCTTTATGTAATGCTTTAGCTCCTGGTGTACTACTCACTTCCTCATCTCTAGATTTAATAACTAGTTGAGATAGTTTAGCATTACCAAGAGGCTCTACCTGTACTAAATTATCCATCTGGGATGCTTCTACTAATAATAGTTCCGCCTCTAATACCTCTTTAAGTAGTGGAAGTAGGTGACTAAATTTTACACTGGTTAATCCTAAGTCTATAGCGACTCTATTTTGATTCCGTAGTGAGATGTCCAGTAGTATCTCCTTAGTAAAGTGTATTAATAGTTGATAATAGTTTTGCATTTTGTTGTTTTGTTTTATTTGCTGTTTAAATTCGTTATAGTTCATTGTATTTGTCCTTTCATTGATATTCGTTATTATATCTTAATATATATTAAAATTATATTAAATATATAAATTAGTTTTTATTTTAATTTATATATTTAATATATCCGCGATATTTGATATATTTGTGATATTTGATATATTTATTTTGATACCTAATATCATTTGAGATACAGTTGTGTAAAATACTCCAAAAAAGAATTTTAAAATTTGTCAAAATGTGTTACTGTTCTACTCAAAAAATCATCAAAAATCATCAGATATATCAAATATCGCGATATCAAGTTTTCTAAACTCGCAAATATTGATAATTACTTTTTGTTTTTTCGATATATCTGATGTTATTTATATATTTTGATATATTTGATATATTTAATGATATTTGATATATTTCACTAATTAATAATAGTTATCAAAATCCATTAAGCCACAATTAGTTATCAGAATCCATACTACATCCCATTCGTTCCAACATATCTATAAGCATAGTACCAGCATCCATCTCATTTTCACATTCTAATAGTAACTTCTCAATATCTCTATTAAGCTTCTCAAAATTTTCATCTGATACATCAATATCATAGTATCCAATAGTTTCAAGTTTACCAAGAAAATAATTGATTTTAGGTATAAGAATTTGTTGCTTTAATCTATTATCACCAGCTTCAATCTTTAGTTCTTGTTCTTCTAATTTATTTAATGCAACTATAATCCATCTAACTCTATTATCAACTTTAATACTATCTAATAATCCACTAGCTTCTAGTTCTTTATAATTATTAGTCTTAATAGTGCTACCTTCAATAATATTTCTCACATCTTGTACATATTTTTCATATTTATTCATCTTCTTGCTCCTCAGCATCTTCTAAATCTATCTCAGCGAATGTTTGAAACATATCATCGCTCAACTCACTTATACCACTAACTTTAGTTTGTACATCACTTAGTAATTCATCATCCTCCAATACAATAGTTATCGTATACATTTTACTTCTAATAATTCTAGTAGCATGCATCTCAATATCTGTAATACTAAAACTAGTAGTGAGTGGTATTGTTGTACCAGGCAGTATTATATTTTCTCTAAATGTCATCTTTCTCTACCTCTTTTTTATTATTTTTATTGAATACTTCCCAATCTTCTTTTTGTGAATAGAATTCTGGTTTGTTAAAATTATCTTTTAATGTTCTACTAGCAAGTGCAACTTCTTGGGCTTTGTCAAAATTTCCACTACTCATTAGTTTAACAGCTTCACTCTCTAATTTTTTAATTTCACTATTAGTTTTATTCCACTTACTAATTGCAGCTTTACAATACCCTTTTGATTTTCCTTTACTCATAACCATAAACTCTTCTGGGTAATACTTTTGGTGCCATCTGCAATAATAGTTCATCACTCCATCAATTTCCATAGGTGGATGAAGACTATTCCCTCCACTACCTTTTGGTTCTAAATGTTGTCTTAATACTTCTAATAGTTCGGCTTGTACTGATTTATCAACTTTATTATTATTCAATACTTCTAGTACACTTTTATTCACTTTATCAAATAGTTCTACCTTTTTCATAATTATTCTCCCTTATTTATTACTTCTATCAAACTATCAAATAGTAAGTCAAATTGATTCTCAAATTTTTCACCAGACGTTTCTCCGCTCAGAACTCTAGCCAATTCCACTATTTTATTATAGACTTCAGTATTCTTTTGACAATGTTTAGTTAAGTCTCTAATAAACTCTTGATGTTTCACTGGAGCAATATATTTCTCTACTAATTCATTATGCTCTTTACTTCCAATATATAAATCAAAAAGGTTTCTATAATCATCATTATCACCAAAACATTCATCATTAATAGTATAACCATACTTTTTCATTAGTTCTCTTTCTTCATTATATAACATCTTACATTCCTCCAAAGAATACTTTAGTACATTGTACTGTAATTTCTAGTCCATTTCTAGACACTTCTATACTATCACAAGTATTGATAAAAATCTCTACTTCTTGTAATTTATTTAATAGTACTTGTTTACTATTAGTTATTAACTCTAACATTTGTTTCCTTTATTTATATTATAATTATATCATACTTTCTATTAAATTTATATTAAATTTTCGAACTAATTCAAATTTTTAATATTCACTTAATAATAAAATTTAATATAATATTCTTTTTAAATATATTATAATTATAACATACTTATTATTAAATTTATATTAAATTTTTCGATTAATTATAATTTTTAAATAACACAAAAATATATAAACTTTATATATATCTCTCTTTTTATATATTATAATTATATCATACTTTATATTAAAGTTATATTAAAAAGTAATATTAATTATATATATATTAATATTATATAAAAATATATAAATTATATATATAAAAATTTATATAATATATCCTAAATGGCTCATACTTGAGATATATGGGCTTTTATATATTTAGGCTTATTATTATATTAATAAATTTTAAAAGCCCATATTTCGCGAGTATGGGGTTATTTTAATATATTATATACAAATAATAATGATAATTAATATCAAGTGTCTTTAAATAACATAATTTATATTAAAAGTAGCTTAAATAATATATAAATTTAAAACTTTATGGTGATAATCATTATTATTTGCTTATAAATAGCATAATTTATATTAAAAGTAGCTTAAATAATAATATTTTTGTTACTTGATAATGATATTCAATACCCCCCTATAGACAATCCTCTTTTTATTCTTTTAACAATGGTTGCTCAAATTTACGGGTACAGTTTTCAAACATTCATCACAACTCAATTACATCTCATAGAATCTAATAAAATTTATTATACAGTTTTCAAACATTCATCACAATTTAATCACATCCCATAGAATCTAATAAAATTTTAGATAATACATCACAATTCAATTAATTTACAAAGAATCCCCCTTAAGCAAACTCTAATATAAATCAAGATATAATAAGAGAAAACAAGGAATTCAAATGGCACTTTCAAACACATTACTCCTATCATACCAAATCGAATATCAAACGACAGATATTACCATACTAGAACTATGTGAGAAGTATAATATTAGTACAAAAGATTTAAAAGGTTACACTAAATGGGAGAAAGAGAACCTACCAGAGGTTGAAGCAGAAGAAACTATAGTAACAGACATACAAACTATTACAGAACCAACTACATTAGTTGAAGAGTCTAAAACAATAGTAACAGACATACAAACTATTACAGAACCATTAGGTATTGAGCCAGATTCAAATACTAATAGTGAAGTGGATAAATTACGTGATGATATAAATTCGTTTAAAACTAAAGCGATGGCAGAATGTTTAAGATGGATGGATAATGATGCAGAGTATGGGGAGGTTAAGGAGTTTAAAGATATAGTATCTATAGTTGATAAATTAGAGCAGAGTATAAGTGATAAGAAACCTGAGAATGAGACTCCACAAATTCAGATACAAATTAATAATATAATGAGTAAATATGCAGACTAAAAATTTAACACCAGAGCAGGAAGAATTCGTAAAAACAAAACTTAGTAATAAGGCTTGGAGACTTAATAATCTGTATAAGATTAAGAATAAGGATGGTAGAGTTGTTACTATGAAGCTTAATGATGCTCAGACTAAACTTACATATAAGTTTAAACATAATCGTAAGATTATTCTTAAGTCGCGGCAGCAAGGAATTAGTACATACTATCTAGCATCTGAACTAGATGATTGTTTATTTGATGATGGTATTGAAGCTGGTATTCAATCTATTGGGCAGGATGAGGCTGAGAAGCTTGCAAGAAGAGCATTATTAATGTGGGATGAATTTGACCCAGATATTAAAGCACTTTTAGGGATTACACTAATAACAAACAATAGTAAAGGTATGTCATTTAGTAATGGTTCAATTCTTAAGATAGGTAACTTTAGAGGGGATACACTACAAAGATTACATGTTTCAGAGTTAGGGAAGATAGCTAAGAAATATCCAGAGAAAGCTAAAGAACTTAAGACTGGAGCATTCCAGGCAGTATCAGTATCTAATCATATTACTATTGAGTCTACAGCTGAGGGTAAAGAGGGATTATTTGCTGAGATGTGGTTTATAGCTTATGCTAAAGCATTATCTAATCTACCATTAACTCCACTAGATTTTCAGGCGATATTCCTTAGTTGGGTTTATGATAATGACTGTGCTATGAATATGGAAGTAGTGATACCAGATAGTATACAAGAGTATTTTGATAAGATAGAGAAAGAACTAGATATAATACTTACACAACAACAGAAATGGTGGTATGCTGCTAAGTCAATAGAATTAGGTGAAGATATTAAACGTGAATATCCCGCAACACCAGAAGAAGCATTTGAGCAATCAGTAGAGGGTACTATATTAAGACAAGAATATAAACGATTATTTGAAGAGGGAAGAGTACAGAAAGATTTAGCTTTTAAAGATTATCCAACATCAGTTTCATATGATTTAGGTGTTAATGATACAACAGTGCTTACATTTGTACAAAAACCACCAAATAGTAAACCTAGGGTAGTATTTGAATATGAAAATAGTGGTGAAGGTTTAGAGTTTTATGTAGATATTATGAGACGTTCTGGTTTTAATATCACAGTAGTATACTTACCACATGATGCTAATGTTAGAGACTTTAGTACAGGTGTTACAAGGATAGATATGTTTAGACGTCTTGGTGTACCTGCTGTATTATTGAAGAGACATAGTCATGAGGATTACATACAAGCACTTAGGTATTTTATTAATAATTGTTTGATAGATGAAAGATGTGAGAGATTAATTACTGCTATACAAACATATAGATGGAAGTTCGATAAGATGATAGGTGTTTATCTTAAGATACCTCAACATGATCAGGTTAGTAATAATATAGATAGTTTGAAGTATATGGCTATAGGTTTAGGTATGGCAATGCATGGAAATAACAATAGTAACCAACAACCACAAAAAAATACAACTAGTAGAGTAAAGAAAAAAGGTTATTCTGTTTAATATTAGTTTAATAAAACTTTGGTTATAATATATTAAATGATTTAAAATATCATTTAATAATTATAAGGACTAAATTATGGATGAATATGGTATTCCAACAGAACAAAATAATTCTGATGCTACCGCTACTCCTGAGGTAACTCTTGAGACTTTGCAAGTAGAATTAGAAAAGACACAGAAGAGATTCAGAGATACGCAAGCAGCGTATACTAAAGGTCAACAAGAACTTGCACGAATGAAGGCTGAGAAAGAGACAACACCTCTTATAATTGATGCTAAGACTCAAGAGGAACTTGATACACTAAAGTTTGAAGACCCGGACGCATGGAAAGCTAGATTAGATAAGCTAGACCAAGAGCATAAACAAAAAAATAAAGAAATATTATCAAAAGCTGAGATGGCTAGTGAGATGGCTAAACGTGAAGTATTACTTTCGGACTTTAATGCAAACAGAGAGACTCCTATAACATTTGATACTATCAAAAAAGATGTCCCTTTTCGAATTACTGAGAAGTTATCTAATGGTGAAGTAACATTTGAAGAATATTTAGTAGAGGTTGATAATTATTTATCAATCCCAAAAGTTGTTGCTGGTAGTAAACCTGGTGAAAAAGAACCAGATTTTAACGGTGCAGGTGGTAGCTCAGAAGTTAGAGCTAGTGCAGCAGAGCAAGAAAAAAGTTATGAAAATGATGTTTATTAAAAGGATAAAACATGGCAACAGGTGTTGTAGATTACAATTCTGACTTAGTTAGAAAAAAATGGATGAGAGAGGGGTTAATTCAAAACGCTTCTAAATCAAGTTGGGCTGCAGTTTCAGGAAACAGCAAAAATTCTATTGTTTATCAAGAGAATGATATTAGTGCAGGTGCTGGTCATACAGTTGTATTTGATTATGATGGTAACTTAAGCC